AGTGGGGTGGCTGTGGACAACCGCTACGATTTCGCCCTGGTCCTCCACTCGCGCATAGTCTTCACCGCTTAGCACAAAATGCTCATCTGGTGTCGTTGCAATGTTTTGGCACGGGAAGTAACGGCGGCGACCTTTGACCACTGCGATCAAACCGCAGCATTCGCGTGGGTCTTCAGCTTGTGCGTGCTCTAGGATTTGAGCTTCAAGCGTTTCGGTTAGCTTCATTGCGATAGCCCTGCTCCAGGGAAGCTGCCGAATGGTAATGCCGTATCCGGTGTGCGGAAGGTGTATTTGGCATTTGATGCGAACGTGTAGGTTGCAGAGCTAGGTGATGCTGGCAGGAAGTATAAGTTGACGGCTATTGTATCAGCATACAAGTTGCCATAGCTATTGAGGTAAATGATGTCAACCCCAACAGATGCGATGGTCGTCTCTATGCCATTGCTGCCAAATACAATCATCCCGGCAGATAGACCCGTTGTGTCTATGTTGATTTGCTGAGCGGTTAAAACTGTTGTTTCGGTTGTGCTGTCGCCATGATAGTAGATATAGGTCTCAAAGGTCGGAACATAAGTCCCTGCCCGAGCGATTGAATGCGGCCTGTTGCTGAGCGTGACTGTTGTGCTTGCAATACCTGTTACCGTAGTGCTGGCTGGTATGTATGTTCCAGTTACTGCTTGGCCTACGCTGATGCCGGTGTTGTTTGAAACTACTACCGTTGCGTCGATTGTTGATACAGTGCCCGTCTTGGTGCTCAATGTAGTCATCGTTGCAGCTTGACTTAATGTCAACGTGGTGGCATCAACGATGGCGCTGATCGTGGTTGCAGACGGGATGCCTAATCCAGACACCGGCTGACCTACGTTAAAGTTAAAATACGATTCTATGGTCATTGACGTGCTGCCATTAGTCACAGATCCATCAAGCGTAAATGGTGTGAAGCGCACATTGCAACTGCTTAATCTTTTGCCGCATACATCACTGCCGCTTGACGCAACTTTGTTGTCGTTGATGTCATAGTAGTCAGTTCCGTTGTATCCACATTCACCGCCGCGATACACCCACTGGCATACATTAGCGATGATCTGACGACGTGGCAGCATCACACCAGCAAGGTCAAACTTACTGGCTAGCTCAAACTCAACTGCTGCGCGGTTTTCATTTGCCTTCCGGTCCACATACCAGATCTCGTCGGGGAACTTAGCGTGTGGATCTGCTCCAGCCTCACCGTCAAGGTATTTCTTCAGCGTACGGATCCGAACAACCTTCGCCCCGCCAAGGTCATTGCCTGCGGTAATCATGTTGACTTGCAACAGCAACGCGGTAATACTGCTGCCGATGTTGCTAACGGTTAGCGACGGGCGTGGCAACGTGCCGGTGCTGGAATAATCAAAGCCAGTAGCCTCAATCGGCAGCCTTACATACGCTTGGCCATTCCATGTGATGTTGCCAGTTACCGCTGCATTGACACCATTGTGGAAGTAATAAATCGTGCTACTGCCATGCAACGTACTGTCAAGATGCAACTGGAACAACTCGATGATGGCATTTGGTGCCAGCACGCTGAGGTCTTCATAGACCGCGCTGATTGCTGTCCAGGTAACGCTACCATCGACAACCGTGCCATCAATCAGCGTTGGCCATGCCGGCTGCGTGGCGCCTGACGTGCCCGCCGTGGTGCATTTAAACACCAGGCCAAAGTCCTGCACCGTACTGGCGCGGACAATGGCGCCAACCGCATAGCTAGTAGCACTGGCCCAGGCTGTGTATGCCATTAGGGTTCAAATACCTGCACAAATGTAGCCTGAAGCGTTGCACGGTTTAGGTATGGGATGGATTTGCTCCATTCCGCGCAGATGTACTTACCGCTGCTTGCTTCTGCTGGTGGTGTCCAGTCGAATGATTCCTGCGCAGCGCGTGCATCAAGGAATGTTTCAATCGTATCTGCATCGGTTTCTGATATTTCCCATGTCAGGCTCCAGCTTTTAGGGTTTTGGTTCAGCCCAAATACAGCACGCATTTGGTAGCCGTCGCCGTATTGAACTGTCGTCACCTTAGGCTGGCTGGTCTTCTGGGCGCCGTAGGTAGGTGTGATGCTAGGGAATGTTGCCATTACGCGAGAAGTCCTCCAGGGCGTTTCTGCTTCACCAATTCTGCCTGCACCGCAGACGATATGGCAATACCAAGCTGCCGGCTTTGCGCTTGGTCACCTTGGACGCTGGAGCCGCTTGCATCAACGTTGACCACAACGCTGGTACCGCCACCACCTAGGGCGTTGTTAGGGATGATTCTGCCGCCCCTGGAAGGCATGAACAGCTCCGGGCCGCGCTCGCCTACTAGGTACGGGCTGCCAGCGCTTACAGGGCCTCCTAGGGCACGCTGAGCGATGCCGTAGTTAGGTCCAAAGGTACCAAACTTGCCGACCATGCCGCCGCCAGCACCTAAAGGTGTTGATGAGCTAAACGGCGACAAGAATGATTTAATAGAATTGATTGCTTGCTCAATTACAAATATGCGGATTAACTGGTTGGCAATATCAACTAACACCTTAGATGCAATTTGCTGCAAACTTTTACCCCAGTTGTCAGATCCTTGAATCAAGGCATCAAAGACTGAAGTCATGCCTTGGCCAAGCGTACTTGAGACGCTTTCTGCAAGTGCATTTTGCTGCTGGATTGCAGTGTTAAGTTCATATTGCTTTTCTAGGTATGCTGTAATTGCTTGCAATCCATCTTGCTCATTTTGCCTTTGTATTGTGGCAAGTTCGCGTTGTGTATCACGTTGATTAGCAACTAGCCTAGTGTTACCTTCAAAGATGATGGCCTCTTGTGCGCGTACATTTTTTTCTTGCGCTAATGCTTGCGCGTATTGATATTGAATGTCAATTTCTTTTTGTTGGCCTTGCAGCCTTGCGGCAAGCATCCTATCGCCAGATGCTTCAGCGGCGGCAATTTTATCTTGCAGGCCAGATTTAACACGCAATAGCTCGCCTTCTGCTAACCGATCACGGATCACCTGGCCGACGCGCTCTGATTCTTTAGCTGCCGCTTTGGCTGCATTTTCGGCATCATTGGTTGATGCCTTAGATGTACCACCGCCGCCGCCGGCAGCAGTTCCACCTAGTAAGGCTGGCACGCCTAGTGGTTTAACAGCCGCCGTCTTACGTGCTAATTGTTGTTGAAGTTTGAAATCTGCCCTCTGTTGTTCGATATTGCGTTGGCGCATGTCAGCCATCATCCCTTGCTGCGTGAAGGGGTTTAAGTTCATGCGGCCAACCGCGGCTTCAGCGTTACGCGCAAATTGCAATTCACGGCCTCTAGCGCCGCCAGCATTATTTGCTTCATCGATTAACCTTTGGATTTCGCTTACAACCTGAGTAGCTTGACTTAATGCCCATTTGAACATTGGCGACAGAGCTGTGCCAATAGTCCTAGCAAGTTGCTCCACACCATCTTGTAATGTGCTGAACTTACCTTGTAAAGTTTCACTTTGCGCAATAGCACCATTAGCGTACTTACCGCCGGTATCAGTAAGACGTTGCAGCGCAACTTCTACTGCTTCTGCGCTGATCTTGCCTTTACTTAGTGCTTTTTGAAATTCATCGCCAGTCATCCCATACATCTTTCGCAATTCGCCTTGCAGCGCAATACCACGCTCTTGGAATTGCAGTAATTCTTCGCCTTGCAGCCGGCCTTTGGCTTGCACTTGACCGTAGGCAGTTACCAAGCCTTGCAGTTCGGCGCCAGTTGCGCCAGCCACGTCTGCCAGCCGTCTGGTGGTTTCAACTACCTTGTCACCCGCAACACCAAACGCATTTAACCTCTTGGCGGCATCAATTAGCTCGGTGCTGGTGAATGGTGTTACCGCACCAAGCTGTTGTAATTCCTTGATGATCGCCGTAGCTTTTTGTACGCTACCAGTCAGCACCTCTAGGCTTTTGGTTTGCGATTCAAGTTCAGCAGTTTTTGCAAAGACAAACTTAGTGGCCTGTACTGCTTCAAATGCAATTAGCAAAGGCCCTAATGCCTTTGAAAGCCCAACAACTGCGGATTCTGCGGATTTACTTGCATTGCTTACATCACGCAGATTCCTTACAGCACCCTGGCTGTTTACCTGAATATCGAGAACTGAAACAGCCACTGCTAGACCGACCTTTCCGTCAGTCTAGCGGCGCTGCTTTGCCTTATCCATTTCTTGGCGTTCGCGTTTACCCTTCACCTCATAGTAGGCGGCAAAATGGATGAACTCTGCATCGGTAAGTTCTTGCCGAAGCCGGCTTACGGTCATGCCTAGCTCAGTGGCTAGGAACATTTCAAAGTAAAGCCAGCTATCGGCCTCTAGTCGTTTTTTGCTGTTTCCAGTGATTCAGGTGCACCAAGCCCAAACAGGAACAACTCCAGTTCGTTTAGCACTGATTCCGGCAGCTCGCGTTGCAGCTTGACGGCATCAGCCGCTGCGAATGCTTTGGTGCCATCTTCCAGTTCAGCCATCTGGCATAGCATCTGCGTGCTGATGTCCAGTGCTTCTTCGCTAGAAGCTAGGCCAGTGGCACGCTTACGATCAGCGCGGGTGATTGGCTTGAAATACAACGACAGCACGATGCTGCCATCTTCTTTCTTGATATTGAACTGGCGGCGCTGGTTGAGATCAAAAGCCCCGGCGAGCAGATCAACGGGGCGGATTGTGGCAGGCATTAGATCGATGTCGTGATGGCGCCATTCATGGTGAAGTTAATGGTCACCATTTCAAGCTCGCCTACTGTAGCACCATAATCGGTGGAAGTAATCACGATGCTACCGGTGATCTTTTTGCCGCCGGTTTCATCGAGGTACAACTCAACAAAGGCGTTGCCTTCATCGGTGGTGGTGTTGACATCCTTGATTAGGTCCAGCTTATCACCAGCGCCAGGTGCGTCATACATCACCTCCATGGTGCCGCTACCAGCAACTAGACCGCCGATATTGGCCTTGTAGGTAGCGCCTTGTGCAGTGGTCTCTAGGACGTCCTTCTCGACGGTCATAGACCAGGATCGTACAGCAGCTACCTCAGAGACACCGCCGCTGCTGTCCTTGTCGAAAAAGATGGTGCCCTGTTCGCCGCGAAAGAAAGCCATGGTTAAATGCCGAGGGTGATGGTGCCGCTAGTGACGAAGTTGCAGGTAATAACCTCCAACTCGCCTACGGTAGCGCTGTAGTCGGCAGAGGTAATCAAAC